GATGAAATTCACATGCCGCGCAATGCTTACCAGTTCATTCACTTCGCTGGGGCTCATGCCAGTGGTAACCATAACGACCTGCGAGCGACTGCAGATCAGTTGGAAGAGTTCAGCAAGCAAGCCGCCAGTATTTATGCAGAGCGCTCAAATCTGACCGAAGAAGAATGGTTAGAGCTGATGTCTGCCAATACATGGATGAATGCGGAAACCTGCTTAGAACGTGGCCTGATCGACAAGATTCTGGATCCGGTCGAAGTGGTTGCTCATGCCATTCATCTGGATGACGAAATTATGGCTCCGGCAGGTTTTGCTGCCCTGATGTCATTGCCCAAAGCGGGCGAAGATTTAACCCCTGATTCCGCGCCTGCGGATGATCCTGAAAACTCTGAAGAGGAAGACGACGTGCCAGATCCTAATAAAGCACACATGAATGCAGGCGGCGGTAAGAAGCCTGGTGAAAACGGTGGCAATCAGCCAGCTGCTACTGCTCCAACTGAAGCAGAAATGCGCGCTGAAGCGGCTAAGGCTGAGAAAGCCCGCCAGAAAGAACTGCGACAGATTGCTTCTATGAGTAATAAGCGTGGTGAATATGTGACGGCTGAAATGCTGAACGAATGGCTGGATGGTGACACTACACCAGACCAAGCCCGCGATGCGGCTCTGAAAGCAATTTCTGCTGCAGACAAAGAGAATATGCCAAACGGTCGTAGCTCTGGTTCCTCTGCATCTGGTGCTGATATGGCAGCAGATATTACCGCTGCAATTGCACACCGTTGTAACCCGCGCGAAAACAAGATTGAAGGTACCAATGAGTTCGCTCATATGTCCCTGATTGATGTGTCTCGTGCGTATCTGAGTGCATCGGGTGTTCCTACTGCTGGCATGAATTCCCGTCAGATTGCAGCAGCTGCAATGCAATCAACCAGTGATCTGCCAAACATCTTTGCGGATGTTGCACAGAATGAGCTGGCTCGTGGTTATGCATCGCGCCAGCGTACCTTCACTCAGTTTGCCCGTCAGCGTAACCTGAAGAACTTCAAGCCTGCGAATATCACTCGCATGTCTGATGCGCCTCAGTTGCTGCCTAAGACAGAAAACGGCGAATACAAGCTTGGTCACTTGCAAGACAGCCAGCAGTCCATCGCTCTGGAAACCAAAGGCCGTATCATCAAGATCAGTCGTGAGATGATCATTAACGATGATCTGGATGCGTTAAGCCGTCTGCCTCAGATGATGGGTGCTCAGGCTGCGCTGAACGAGATTCGTGTGGTTTATGCGCTGTTAAGTGGTAATCCGACTCTGGGTGATGGCGTTAAGTTGTTCCATGCTGATCACAAAAACCTTGCAACTGGCGCGGCACTGTCTGTGGATTCCATTGGCGAGCTACGCAAGTTGCTGCGTTTGCAGAAATCATTCGCAGCTAAGGGCGAAACTGGCTATGCGTTGAATACGCCATTGGCTGGTCTGATTGTTCCTGCTGCTATGGAAACAGAAGCTGAGAAGCTGGTTGCCAGTGTTGTCGCTGCTAAGTCCGGCGATGTGAATCCATTCACCAGTCTGAAGGTGATTGCTGAAGCAGAACTTGATGCTGGCGGTGTTAGTTCAGGCTTCTTCGGTTTCGGTGATCCGAATCTGGTCGATACCATCGAGTATGGTTATCTGGAAGGTGAAGAAGGTGCCTTCATCGATAGCGAGATGGAATTCACCACCGACGCTATGGTGCTGAAAGTTCGTCACGATTTCGCGGCTCAGGTTGCAGATCATCGCGGTCTGGTTAAAAACCCAGGCGCTTAATCGCTGATTAAGTGATTTAACGGAACCCGCTTCGGCGGGTTTTTTAATGCCTCATTAAAATTCAGGAATGAAAAGATATGGCTGCTAATAAAAAACAGGAAGGCAAGCTGATTGATGTCACGCTTGCAGCTGACGTTGCGTCTGGTGAATTGGTTATCCAGGGCAAGATGGTTGGTGTTGCTCAGAAAGATGGTAAGGCTGGTGAAGTGATTGCGATCGATACCGACGGCGTTTTTGAACTGCCAAAGGTTGAAGATGACACTATCGCTGCGGGTGCTACTGTCTACGCTAAGTCGGACAAAACCATCACAACAGCTGCCAGTGGTAATACCAAGTGTGGTTATGCAACCAAAGCAGCTGGTAATGGTACTGCTGTTGTTGATGTTAAGTTGTTCGCCGTCGTCTAATGCAGCATTTAGCCGCATTGGCAAAGCGGCATGCGCTGACCTTGCATGGTCGGCCATGCCGCTTGGTTCCGGTTGCTGATCCGGACAATACTGTTCTGACTCGTGCCATTGTCGCGACTTCGCTAGAAGAGCCGCATGGTGGTGCCGTATCTCGCCAGTTGTTTGATGTAAAAATTGGTCGAGAGCATCCCCTGATGCAAGGGGATAAAGTCGAGGTTCTGGATTTGGACGATAGCGTTCTCCAGACCATAACGATTTCAAAAGAATCAGCCCGTCTGACCGAGCTGGTTATTTATGTGGGTGTCGAATTGTGAAGAATACGATCGACATCAACGACAAAGATTTAAAAAAACAGATTGATGAGCTGACCAAGCGTTTTGATCTGTTATCTGGCCCGGAAATTCGTCGTGCTCAGGCGTCTGCCCTGAATAAAGCGGGTCGCCAAGTTAAAAGCCATTCAGTAAAGCGAAGTGCAGCGCCGCTTGGCGTGTCTCAGAAGCTTTTACGGCCACGAGTTAAGTTGACCAATTCAACGGCCAAAAAACAGGTGGCGACAATCTGGGGCGGTTTGCAGGGGATTCCCCTGATTAAACTCAAGGCCAAAGAGGTCGGTGGTGGTGTTCAGGCTGGTCAGTACCTGGTGCCTGATGCGTTTATCGCTACACCAACAAAATCACCAAAGAGCCGGCGCCGTGGTCGTCATGTTCCGTCCAGTGGTTTGATTGGTCGTTCTCAGGTCTTTAAACGAAAAGGCCGCAGCGCTTACCCGCTGGAAAATCAAAAGTTAAATATTTCTCCGGAAGTCTCGAAGCAGATGAGACAGTCGGCTGATCGGATTATGCGTAATGATATGCGCCGTTTGATGCAGCATGAATACAAGTTCCGGATTCTGCGTAAGTTGGGGCTCGCCTAATGGGAAAGAAAGCCGATATCAGAAAGGCGGTTGCAGATGAGTTGCGATCGTTGGATATATTCAATGCGGTTTTTCCGTTTCGTGCGTCCAATGTCCCAGCAGATAAATGCCCCCTCGCGTTGATTTATATCGAGGGTGGTTCTGAAGAATTCGATTCTGACGGTGTTTACGACACAACCGGCAGTGTCTCTATTGAAATAATCGTAACCGGTACCGGTGATCTGGAGGCTGAGCTTGATGCGTTGGCTGATCAGGTGAATCAGAAGCTGGATATCGATAACACTCTTAACGGATTAGTCTCCGGGTTTTACCGGGTTGGCTTTGTGTATGACCACGAGCCAGAAGCACTGTCCGCATCATTTACACAAACCTATAACATTCAGTTTGAGGATTAACTCATGCCACAAGGTCACCAGATTGGTATTAAGCGTTTCGATTCTGCCAGTGCGGAAGCGGATAAAATGGAAATTGTCGGCTCGGTTATCGCGCTGTCTGGCGTAGGTATCAGCGTCGATGTGATTAACGATACTGAGTATGGCATTTCTGCAGAAGATTTTCAGAAATACACTGCAGGTATGAAAGACGTTAATGAGTTGAGCATTACCGTTCGCTACCGCAAAGGTAATACTGATCGAACGGCTCAGGCTGATAAAATTCAGGATTCGTTAATGGCGGGTACTGATGAAAAAATTCAGCTGGTTTTTCCTGATCCTATCTCTAAAAAGTGGACCATGGATTGTGTGGTTGCAGGTTTCGAATTACCGACTGAGAAAGAAGGCAAGATCGATCGTGTTCTGAAGCTGAAGCCATCTGGCAAGCCAGTTATCGAAGCCGCATAAGGGGCGACTTATGGAAGTCTTAAAATTATTGGTTAATGCCCTGCCATGGATTCTTCGTATCGGTACCTTGCTGGGTAAAGATCCGGTTTATAAGTATCGCGCCAAGAAGAAGATTGGTTCTTGGTACCTGACTGAATTGTCGGCCGCTGATCGTCAGCAATTCGCTGATATGACGAATCATATTCTGAAAAAAGAAAACGATGATTGGTTGAATCAGTATACAAATATGAAGTATCAGGTTATCGCTGCCTGTGTCCGCAATAAGCGGGGGTACTTTGTATTTGATCCTATGAACAGGAAGCACCTTGATATTATTGCCAGCTTCCCTGAATCAATGCTGGTTAAGTGTCTGGAAGTGATTGCTGAGCAGTCTGGCATGCCGTGGTTGGTTCCACAGGAGGGAGTTGAGGCCTCTTCTGTTCAGGGTGTCGCTGATACAGGCGATAAGGTTGTTCAGTCTGGCGTTGTTGACTGGGAAGGTAACGGTGATCAGTCAGAGCAGGTCGAAAAGCCAGAGACTGGCATAAACCCCTAGCAAGCCAGCATGCAAGAAGGTTTGCCTTTCGCTTGGCCACTCAGTGTGGCCATAGCGATGTGGATGCAATGCTGGCAAGTATGCGCGCCATTCAGATGTATGAATGGGAGCAGTATTTCCTATTGGAGCCTTTTGGTTCTGAAGTCAATGAGCTGCGTTCTGCAGCGATTAGTTCAACAATCGCAAACGTAAATCGGGATCCGAATACCAGGGCGCAACCTTATCTGCCATCCGATTTCTTTGTCGCTATTCCGCGCAAGGAAGAGCAGCAGAGTGTTGCCGATATGTTTGAGGTTCTGAAGGGAGTCGTCGGTGGCTAATAGCGCGAAAATTTACGACCTGACGGTTCGACT